GACTCTTCTGTGGATTTTATGTACATATACTTTACAGGGACTAGACCTACATTTACTAATTTAGTTATAAACGGGACTAGCTTAGGAGCCTCAACATCTTGGACAACTATAGGGAGTGACGGATACCGGAAACCATTTTCATACAACATATTCGGACAATTCAGCGGAGGTTATGCAACCATACAAGCAACATACTAGTTGGTAGTTAAAGTTTTTTTTACTATATTTATATAAAGAACAATAAACTAAAGTTCAACACTTAATAAAATAAAATATGAATACTTACAATTGGGACTGTAAAACAGTAGATGTACATCCTTCTGAAGAAGGACAAACAAACGTTATATATAACGTACATTGGAGAGTAACGGCTACTTCTGATGCTTTAGACGCAAACGATAACGCATTTAATGCAACTAGCATTGGAACTCAAGCTTTACAATTTAACTCAGAAAGTGATTTTGTTGCTTTTGATGAGTTAACTCATGCTAATATTATCGAATGGGTACAAGCAGCAATGGGAGAAGAGCAAGTAACATCTCTAAAAGGAGGATTAGATTCACAAATCTCAGAACTACAAACCCCAACTTCAGTTACTTTAACAGTAGCAGACGGAGAATAAAAAAAATATTAAAAATAAGTTGCAGAACTAAATAATAGTTCTTATATTAATTAATATATATAATTTAATCGATTAATTTAAAGTTACAAAATGGCAAATCAAAAGTTATCAAAAGAAGAGTTAGGACAAATTGAAGAAATCCAAAAACGAGTTCAAGCAGTAAAAGTTGAACTAGGAAATGTAGGCCTAGCAGAAATAGATTTAAAAACTCGTAAAGCTAATATCGAGCAATACTTAACAGAAACACAAGAGCAAGAAGCTTCTGTAGTTAAGGAGTTAGAAGAGAAATACGGTAAAGGATCTATCGATTTACAGAACGGGGAATTCATTCCATCGGAAGAAGTAAAAGAAGAAGAAGTAGTTACTGAAGTAAAGTAGAATCTATTAATTCAGTAAGATTATTTAGAGGGGGAGGTTTTGTACCTTCCCTTCCTATTTATATACAAATAACTACCTGTACATTACGGGAACGGTTTACAAAATAAGCTGATATTTATAAAAGACATTTAAATAAACTTCATTAAACATGGCAGAAACAATTATCTCTCCAGGTGTATTCACAAGAGAAAATGACATTTCATTTATTCAACCAGCCCCTGTAACAGCAGGCGCTGCAATTATTGGACCAGCGGTAAAAGGACCGGTAGAAATTCCAACATTGGTTACCTCTTACGGTGACTATGTAAGAAAATTCGGTACTACTTTCACTTCAGGTTCAAACTCTTATGAATTCTTAACTTCTATAGCAGTTAAAAATTATTTTCAACAAGGCGGTAACTCAGTATTAGTATCTAGAGCTGTAACAGGATCATTTTCTTCTGCTGCATCAACTAAGATTACTAATAATACGACTTATGCACCAGGTGCAACAGCATCCGGTACTGCAACTGCTTTTGATCAAGCATTAGATGGTCAGCAGTACATAGTAGAAGCACCAAACGGGACTGAGTATAAATTTACAGCAATCGACGGAGAATTACCAGCAGACATTCCTGCAGCTAATCAATGGTATTTTGCTATAGGAGCAGATGCTGACGGAACGGTAGATAATTTAGAAGCTGAAATAACTAATGCTGGAATAGCAGTAATAGGAGGAGGAAATGCAACAGGTGATACTATACAATTAGACGGTAGAGTTCCAGGAACAGCAGCTAACGGTTACTTCTTAAGAGTAGGAGTTGGAACAGCAGTCCCAACAGATACTGCAGTACTTACTTTAGCAGGCGGTACAGTAACACCAACTGTCACTAGTGATTCATTTATACTAGCTACTATAGGTTCAGGAACAGTATATAATAATGCAACAGATACTAATACTATCCCAGAAAACTCAGATAACTCACTAGTTAGTGGTACCTCTGATAATATTAGATGGGAAATAAGTAATGTTAATACCGAACAAGGAACTTTTACAGTAAGCATCCGTCAAGGAGATGATAGTTTAAAAAATAAAGTTGTACTAGAGACATTTAATAATGTATCTCTAGATCCAAAATCTGCAAACTACATAGAGAGTGTAATAGGAAATCAACGTCAAGTACTATCAACAGACCAAGATGGTTCAAAATATATTAAAACAGAAGGAGAGTACGTTAATAAATCAAATTACGTTAGAGTTTCTTCAGTACCAGCACAGACATTAGATTACTTAGCAAATGACGGATTAACAGTTAACACAGATTCTCAAGGAGTTAGTTATGTAGCTTCACTTCCACTCGCACAATCTGGTTCATTCTTTGGAGCTACAGGAGCATTATTTAATCCTTTACAGACAGCAAATTTCTTCGGAAATATCAATGGAACTGATTCACAAGGACTAGTAGGAGGATGCTACTCAGATATCATTTCGGTATTAGAGAATAACGACGACTACGTATTTAATATCATATCAGCACCGGGACTAGCTTATAACTTAGCTGGACACTCTACACCAATAGACAGTATAATATCACTAGCTGAAACTAGAGGAGACTGTATAGCAGTAGTAGACTTAGTAGACTACTCAGTAACAGGAGAAACCGCAGTAACAACTCAAGCTTTAAACCTTAACAGCTCTTATGCTGCATCATACTGGCCATGGTTACAGACTCAATCTGCAACAGGTAGAAACGAATGGATTCCAGCATCAGTTGTTATTCCAGGAGTATATGCTTTTACAGATAACAGTTCAGCACCTTGGTTTGCACCAGCAGGATTAGTAAGAGGTGGAATTACAGGAGTAATACAAGCTCAAAAGAGACTAACAAGAACTCAGAGAGATACACTATACTCTAAGAAAGTAAATCCAATCGCTTCTTTCCCAGGACAAGGAATATCAGTATTCGGTCAGAAAACGTTACAGACTAAAGCATCAGCATTAGACAGAGTAAACGTAAGAAGATTGTTAATTGAATTGAAAAAGTTTATTGGAGATGAATCAAGAAACTTAGTATTCGAACAAAATACATTAACAACTAGAAACAGATTCTTAGCTAAAGTAAATCCTTACTTAGAGTCGGTAGTACAAAGACAAGGTCTTTACGCTTACAGAGTAGTAATGGACGACACAAACAACACTGCAGACGTAGTAGATAGAAATCAATTAATAGGTCAAATCTTTATTCAACCAGCCAAAACTGCTGAATTTGTAGTACTAGACTTTACAATTGAGCCAACTGGTGCAACTTTTGCAGGATAAATTTAAATTAAGATATTTATAATAAACAATAAATAAAATGGCAGTATTAGATCCAAACGAAATTATGTTTAGAGCCTTCGAACCGAAGGTACAGAATAGATTCATCATGTACATGGACAACATTCCATCATTCATGATAAAAACAGTATCAGCTCCTTCGTTTGAAGATGGGGAAGTTGTACTAGACCACATCAACTCCTATCGTAAGATTAGAGGAAAGAGAATGTGGAATGATATGGATATGACATTATATGATCCAATTACACCTTCCGGAGCTCAAGCAGTAATGGAGTGGGCAAGACTATCTTACGAATCAGTAACAGGTCGTGCAGGGTATTCAGACTTCTACAAAAAAGATTTAACACTTAACGTTTTAGGTCCAGTAGGAGATGTAGTATCAGAATGGATTATTAAAGGTGCATTCATTAAAACTATGTCACAAGGAGACTTTGACTGGTCAGCACCTGAAGCAGTTGAATTATCAATGACAGTAGCAATGGATTATTGCGTACTTAATTACTAATACAAGCCTTAATATAAATAAAAGCTCGATTAATTTCGGGCTTTTGTTGTTTTAGAAAAGTATTCTTCGTATATTTATAGTAAGAACTAGTTTTAATTAATAAAATTTATGGAACAAACACAAAAATTCCCAACAGAGATAGTAGATCTACCTTCTATGGGTAAACTTTACCCAAAAGAATCGAAACTATCTAGCGGTACAATAGAGATGAAGTATATGACTGCTAAAGAAGAGGATATCTTAACTAACCAAAACTATATAGAAAAAGGGATAGTAATTGATAAACTACTTAAAGCACTTATAGTAGACAAAGGTATAAATTACAATGAGTTGCTAGTAGGAGATAAAAATGCTCTATTAATAGCAGCACGTATCTTAGGGTACGGTAAGGATTATGAGTTTACTTATAATGGTTCAACAGAAAAAGTTGACTTATCTTTATTAGATAATAAGAAATTGCATACAGATATTGAAAAAGCAACAGAAAACACTTTTAATTATACACTTCCTACTACCGGACATGTAATAACCTTTAAACTCCTATCACATGGAGATGAATCAGCAATAGATCAAGAAGTAAAAGGACTTAAAAAAATTAACAAAGAATCATCAGCTGAATTATCTACTAGGTTAAAACATATGATAACAGCCGTCAATGGTGAAGCAGAGAAAAAAACTGTTAGAGCATTCGTTGATAATCAGTTCTTAGCAAGAGACTCTAGAGCGTTTAGAAACTACCTTAGAGACTTTCAACCAGATGTAGACATGACATGCTACCCAGAGAATGGTCCAGAAGGGGGGATAGACATCCCAATTGGGGTTAATTTTCTTTGGCCTGACGCCGTCGTATAGGTTATCGGTATTTACGCAAATTCACGAAATAGTATTTCACGGTAAAGGAGGGTTTGATTATGATACGGTATATAATATGCCTATCTGGTTGAGAAACTTTACATTCCAGAAATTACAAGATCATTTTGAAAAGGAAAAAGAAGAATACGATAAAATAAATAAGAAATCCCAGACAATGAAAGGTGGTAAAATAAAGAAACCATCCTACAGTACAAAGGCTCGTAAATAACGCGAGCCTTTACTATTTATAATAAACTGATCATTTAAATGGCTACCGAACAACAACAGAATAACGCAAGACTTTTTGAAGCCAAGAAGTTAATAGAGGATATTAACAGGTTAAGAGGGCAAATGAACCAAGAGCCTCTACAGCTTGGTGATGCTGAAGCTGTTAGGAACATGCAATCACTGAGAAACGAGTTTAAACAACTCGCATCAGATATTGGAGACGTAGACAACTCTGCCTCAAATCTATTCCAACAAATGGTAGGAATAGCGAAAGAATTCGGGGCTGTAAACACTCCAGCTAAGCAACTAAAAAGTGCATTTCGAGGATTAGTAGATCAAGCTGCTAAGTTAAAGAATGATGAATTAGGGTTAGTAGATCTTAGAACTAGAGACTTAGAGAGTATACAGAAAAAACTAAGCTTACAAAACGAAGCAGCACGAATAGCGGCATCTCAATTTGAAGGGCAAAGAGCATCTTATGATGCAGCACTTGCTGCAAAAGAGCAAGAAGCAGCATTACAGTCACATATAAACTCCCTTAATGCTCAAGCTGCAGCGTTAGAAGAACAGGGTAACGACAACGGTGCTTTAGTAAAACTCGCCGCTGTAGAGAACTACGAGAAAGACTTAATAAGACTTAAAAGAAAGAGAATAGGTTTAGAATCTCAAGTAGAGGACGGTGCTGCAGCAGCATTTGCGTACTTAGATGATTCAGACGGAGCTTATAATAGAATAAATACAAAGGTAGCAGAAAGACTAGGGGTAGAGAAAGAAGTATCTAGATTGACAGGTGTAACAGGTGCATTAGTAGGAGGTACAGGAGCATTAATGGAAAGACTAGGTATGAGGTCTGGAATATTTCACGATGCTATGAAAGACTCTGCTGAAGAAATGCGTAAAATGGCTAAATCCACAGCAGAAGGAGGAAAATCATTTAATAAATTACAAATAGCAGCCAAAGGTTTTTCTGTTCTTGCTGAAGGATTTGCTGGAGCATTAAACGATCCAGCATCAGCAGGATTGGCAATAGTAACCTCTTTCTTGGAAGTTAACAAAGCACAAACCGACTTTATACGACTAACAGGTCAATCAGCAGCCTCACTCGGTGGAGTAAATACCGAAGTAGCTTCTATGACCGATTTGTTAAAAACAGCAGCAGAATTCACCAAACAGACCGGACTAAATGCAGCTGCTATATTTACACCAGAACAAGTAGGGCAAATAGCAGACGCTACAGAACAACTAGGTATTTCAGCAGAACAAGGAGTTAAGCTCGGAATGATAATGAAACAGACAGGTAAGTCTGCTAATGATATAGGAGATGCTATATTCCGTAACATAGATGCAGGAGTAGCGAACAAAGTAGTTTACGACGATGTATTAAGTGCTTCTAATGATATAGTAGCATCATCCGGTGGTAACGTAGAGGCATTAGGTAGAGCAGCATCAGCTGCTAGAAAACTGGGGTTAGATTTAAGTAAAGTAAATCAAATCGCTGACGGCTTATTAGATTTTGAAGCTTCTATAGAATCAGAATTAGAAGCTCAACTACTAACAGGTAAAAATATAAACCTTAACAAAGCAAGAGAACTAGCATTAAATAACGACCTTGAAGGAGTAGCAAAAGAATTAGAGAAAAACGGAGCTTCCGCAGCAGAATTTGCTAAAATGAACCGTATACAGCAACAAGCTTTAGCAAAAGCTATGGGAATGTCCAGGGATGAGCTGGGTAAGATGGTCCTGACAAAAGAAGCAATGGCTGATATGTCAGCTGATGAAGTAGCAAATGCTAGAGGAATGACGGTAGAACAATCCAAGCAAATGGATATTCAAGCTAAAATTAAAAAATCTATGGATAGGTTAGCTCAAGCCTTTGCTCCAATCTTAGAAGCAGTAGTGCCAATAGTAGAAGCATTATTAACAATAATTAGACCTATCGCTGCAGCAGTCGGATATCTTTTAAAGTTCAAAGCAGTATCTATTGCGTTAACAGCAGTACTAGGTACAATAGCCACTTTTTTTGCAGCAAAGAAAATAGCTAATTTTGTAGGTGTAGGAATAAAAGGATTTAATGCAATGCGTGCTTCGATATCTTCAATGGGCGGAGGACTGGAGTCCGTAAAAGGTCTGTTTGGAAAAGCAGGTAAAAGCATAACAGACTCATTTAGTAAAGGACTAGGAGATAAAACAAAAGTTGCTTTTGATAAAAGTATAAACCGATTTAGGGATCAAGCAACTGGTAAATTAGTATCTGCTGATAATGCAAAAAAATTAGGAGCTAAGATGCCTGATAGTTTGAAGAAAACTGGCGATAAGGTAGGGGATTTAGGAAAGAAAACAAAAGGCATAAAAGCAGATTCAGGAGCAGGCATCAGAGGATTTCTTAAAGGACTAGGAGATGGATTAGCATCTATCGGTAGACAGATAGGCGATGTTATCAAAGGTTCTATAGCTATAGGAGTAGCAGGATTAGCTTTAGGCGGTTCATTCGCACTTGCTTTAAAGATGGTTAAAGATGTAGATCCAACACAAATGCTTGCATTTGCTACTTCTATATCTATGTTTGGACTTACATTAGCGTTATTAGGTAAAATAGGAAAAGATGTAATTAAAGGTTCACTTGCAATGGCTATACTAGGTGTGGGACTAATACCAGCAGCATATGCTTTTAGCCTTCTTAAAGGAGTAGACGCTGGATCAATGTTCGCATTTGCAGGAGCATTATCTCTTTTAGGATTAGCAGCAGCAGGATTAGGATTCTTATTCCCTTATATAGCTATGGGTTCAGGAGCACTAGCCCTGCTTGGAGCAGCATTAATCCCTGCAGCTTATGGGTTCTCTCTATTGCAAGGAATAGATATGGATACTATATTAAGTTTTGCAAAAGGAGTAGGAGTTCTAGCGCTAACAACAGCATCACTTGGACTGATAGCACCTTTAATCTTAGCCGGTTCATTAGCATTAGCAGCACTAGGTATGGCATTAATTCCATTAAGTTATGGATTTAAAATGCTAGGAAGTACTCCTATAGAATCAATTGTAGGTAAGTTACAAGGATTAGCTTTATTAGCTCCACAGTTAATGTTAGTAGGAGCAGGACTAATGGGAATAGCAGCAGGCTTAGGAATGATAGCAATTTCAGGAATAGCAGCAATACCGGCTCTAGCCGCCTTATCTGCTTTTGCTTTAGTAGCATCACCATTAGCAGCACTTGGAGGACTATTTGGGGATGGGGAAGAAGAGGATAACTCAATGGCAGAAATATCATCAAAATTAGATACCCTGATATCAGTCGTATCAGCAGGTGGGAATGTATATCTAGACGGAGATAAAGTAGGAGAAGCACAAGTATTGGGAACATATAAACTTTCTTAACTTCTATTTATAATAAAATAAATTTAAATTAATAATTATGGCTAAAGGAATAATAGACAATCAACTACCTAATTCAACATTAGGACTTAAAGGAGCAACTCCTCCACAGAGAGCAGGAGCTAAAGGCAAATCTAGACTACATTACGAGTCTTCGATTAATAACAACCCAGCAATTGCACAGAGTCCATCAGGATTAGACCTCAACGGTGTAACACCTGATAAATACTCAGATAACCCTCCAGCATAAGCTTATGCCTATTATAAGGAACCTTAAAAAAGACTTTGACGAAGGTCGTATGGATTCACTCCGTTCTATATCTTTTGAAGATACGGGGACTAAGGCTCCTTATGTTACTAAGCCAATAGGTAGCACATCCAATCAGGTTACTAAAAGGATTGACGATCTTGCCCGTATGGGTCAAATGCTTATAGACAAACCAGGACTTGAACACCTAGCAAAGGAAGCATTACTAAAACAAGGAGAGATAACAGATAAGTTAAGAAGAAATAGTAAGTACAATACCGGTACAGATGTAGGCAACTTTCTTAGAAGGGCAACTGGAACAATCGAACACTTAGTTTTAGTTGCAGGGTCTACCCTAGCACAGATTCCTGTTAATGGAACTGGTACACATTTTGTTAGAGGATTTAAAAGAGATACATACTTACAGGAATCTACTGGATTTAAAACTCCTGTTGCCGGGTCTACTTACTCCCTTGAAGGTGAAAGCGTACCTATGTCAGAAGTTAATTCTAACTCAATACTTCCAAATAATACCACTGCATCCCCAGGGGATTTAGGGAAGTTAAACATAGGAATACAGGGAGAATTAAAGCCTAGTTACGGAGTAGCAGGTAAAGTAGTAGATAATTATAACTCTGTTAATACGTTTACAAATACGGTTACTGATTTAAATATAGAAAAAGCATCCGATGGGATAGCAATCACTAACCAGACAGAGTTAACAGAAAATTCTACAGTATCTGAAGGAACGTTAGGAACATCTAATACAGATGTCCTAGGAACCCTAGAAGCGCCTTTTAAAAGAAGTAATTCATATAGTAACACTCGCCCCTTTACAGGAAATGACACACTTACAAATGCTAACAATGTACAAAACGGAGTAAGCATTTCTAAACCAGAAGATCTTACTAGAAACACAACACCTACCTCAGGAAGTTTAGGACAAACTAATAAGAACGTAACAGGAGATATACCTGAGCAAGTAACTTTAAGCAATTACCGTCCTAATGGTACTTATACTGAAACTGACACAGTTACAAATGTAAACAATGTTCGTAACGGAAACCCTACAAATAACCCTTCAGGAACAGGTGAATTTGATCAAACATTTGCTGTCCAAACAACTGCAGTAAAGGAACAATTAGGAGTAACTAATAAAGCGATAGGAGGAGATAAGTTTGAACAGAAAATAACAACCCAATATAATTCAGATAATACCTACACCAGTGGGTCAACATTAGATAATAGAATTAGTTCTACTGAAGGGACCCCAATAGTTAACCCTAGAATAGGTACACAAACAACTGCAGTAAAGGAACAATTTGGAGTATCAAATACTAATGTAAAAGGAGACACAACACCTTCTTTAAGTCCCGATATAAATAAGTTTAAATTAGATAAGAAAAAATCTAAATTAGACACACAGGGTAATATA